CCTTTGCTAAAGCTATGAGATTTTTTTAACTGATTGATAAGTCCTTTAATACTTGGTAATCTTGATACTTGAAACGAATCATCTGTTAATTTCGTAATATAATAAGTTTTTTCGGGCTTAATATCCTTAATTTTAAGTGGCTTGGTATGATACCAATAAAGTAAAATTAAAAAAGCCAGAAGTATTAATAATTCTGTTTCATGCATTTGCTTTTTTCTTCCTCGGTTTTTTAGGTTTAACTTTTAATCCGGTCAAGATAGCTATTAAATCCTGTTTCTGTTCAGGTAAGGAAGCTATTGAAATATATTCATCCTGAACAGATACATAATTTTTCATAACATCACAACACCAAGCGGCATCAACAACGTTATTTGCTTCTTCTCCAAGATAATCAAAGTCAAGCCCGAATTCTTGTCTAAGCGCATAACCCATCTGTGGCTTTTTAGCTCCTCCGCTTCCGGTAGCATATTTTTTTAAAGCAGCAGGAGCTAATTTTATACATTCAATTCCTTGAACTCTAAGAATGTATTTAAAGATTCCATATAAATCCATCCATTCATAATATGCGCTGCCTATTGGGGCTTCGATACAAACTTTGCTTATCCTGTGATTTCTAAGAATTTCTTTTAAAGAAAAAATCACTTTGTCTATTGTTTTTTCCTGTTCTAACTTTTCGGGAATAAAAAAAGATTGAGGGTTTATATCTCTTGGGTTTTTAGTGAAGTAATAAAAATAAGTTTTATTAATATCAAGATTATTTATAAAAATCCCTGTTCCTCTAAGGGAAAGATCAACTCCGGCTATTATCATTTATCCCTCCTCTTTTTCTTGATATTTTTGATTCATAAATATCCAAAATCCAATAAATGGAGTTAAAAGGAATAATGACAAACCTACTACCAAAGTGATTACAAAACTTTTAATATTGTGAGGTTGTACAATCAAAACTCCTACGTTTGTAGCCAAAATAAAACCAATCATCATGCTTATAAAAACATTGCTTTCAAGTTCCTGTTGGCTATACAAATACCTTGCATTATCATTAAATAAACTTTTAAATCTTAATTTCACTGTTTTTAAATTCCTTTTATTAAGATTACAAGGGGCAATTAAGCCCCCATAATCTGTGTGTACTCTTACGCTGCTGTTGTTGTTTCTGTTTTTGATTCTTCAACTTCTTCCGGCCAATCACCAGAAAAATCTATTGCAGCATCTTCAGGAATTTCTTCTGATTGTTCTTGCTGAATCATTTCCTGTATTTCTTCATCTACAATTTTTTCTAAAGCAGGATTTACTTCTTCTGTTTCGGATATTTCTTCAGGATGTTTTTCACAGTTTGGACAATCAAAACAATCTCCTGTTTCCATACCATCACATTCAAGAACAGGTTCGGGAACTGGTAAACTATTACTGGAAGTTTCAGCTATTTCCATGCTTGGACAACTTGAGCATGCATCTGCTATACCATCACAACCATATACACAAGAAGTTTCAGCAGCTTCTTTGTTTTCTTTTGCAATAGCTTCTGCAATTGCTTCAGCAGCAGTATCACCGCTATTGTCTTCCTCAACCTGATTACTTACAGCTTCAAGCTTTTTCGGAGCGTTAAAAGGTATAGGCATCTGGAAGTTTTGTATTTTATTATTAACGCTTTCTTTTCGCTGTTTTATTTGAGTTAATTCAGCATCTAAACTTGTAATAGCTGTTCTTACTGCTGTAATGGCTGTTATAAGACTATTTGCTTTATTTTTACAAGTTGTTAAAGCTTTTATTTTCTTTTCATCTGTTTCATCAAGAATCTCATTGACTAACTCGGAATAAGTAACTGTTGTTACTTGCATAAGTTCATCAAGAGATTCTTTAACAGCCGTGTTTGTTATTTGACAAAGATTTTCTTCTTTAGCTTCTAAGCTTTTGTATTCCCAATTCAATTCCTGTTTTTTCTTTTCTGCAATTTCAGCAGCTTTTACAGGGTCTTCTGTTGGAATAACTCCAGTGTTTTCAAGTCTTTCTGTGACTGTGTATAAATCTTCTTTACAATAAGGACATTGTTTAACATTTTCTGTAACATACATTTCTGCCATGCAATCAGGATCTTTGCAGACAATCTTTTTCAGTGTAGCAATAGACTTTCCACAGCTTCCGCATTTAACCTGACCTTCTCTTAAAAAGTCTTCATGGTCGCAGTTTTCGCATATATAATAACTTGCAGGAGGTTCAGCGGTTGTTTCTTCTTGTGTTTCATCAGAACCAGTTACAACATCAGGCTCAGGTAAAACTTCATCTTCTTCCGGCTCAGGAGTTTCAAAAGTTTTTTCAATTAACAAAAGTGATTCCTGATAACCATCTTGCAAAACATCAATTTCCTTAATAGCATTTTGTTTATGAATAGCAAATATAGCTTTTTCACATTCTTTAGAATCGAATTCTTCCCAGCCAATGTTATGAGCGTTCAATTCTTCCTGAGCCTTTTTAACAGTTTTTACTTCTTCTTCTAATAAAACTTGCTGAATTGCATTTACAAAGTGAAGAAAAACTTTTTGATTTGCGCATGTTATTGACTGAAATTCATTATCTTTTTTTTCGATGTTGATTTTGTAAATTTTTGACATTTTAAATTTCCTTTTCTTTAATTTCCACTCGTTCTGTAAATATATTTTTCTGATAAATCCGTTCTTCCTAACTCCCAAAGTAACTGTTCAATACATTCGACTGCTTCGTTATCCTCCTTTCCATTCCACCATTTATAACTATCATCACAATCATGAGGGATTATAAGGTTATCGTCTTTATCAACATATGGATTCGGGATTATTTACCTCCTTTCGCTTCTAACATAGTAATTTTTCTTTGAAGAGCTTTGTTTGTTACTTTATAAGCCACCAGTTTTGCCCTTAATCTGGAACATTTTGTTTTTAGGCTTTCTCTTACGAGCATGATTGATGATCCCCTAATATATTTTCTTTTACTGCTTTTACCACAGCTTGAACCCTATTATTAACTTCAAGTTTTTGCATAATACTAAAAATATGTGCTTTGGCAGTATGGATACTTACAACAAGGTCTTCTGCTATTTCAGCGTTACTTTTCCCTTGGACTAGAAGCCTTAGGGTTTCCATTTCTCTTGTAGTCAATTTTGTGACTTCATCTGTGCTTTTAATTATTCCTTTTGGCATTATTCCTTCTCCTTAAAACATTTTTCTTTGTGCTGCATTTTTAAACTGTGTTTTATTTTTCTCAAATAAAAGGGTTACATCTCCTATAGGTCCGTTTCTTTGTTTTGCAATAATAATTTCTGCTTTTCCTTTGTTCTCGGATTTATTCGGATAATAAACATAACAACATCGGCATCCTGCTCAATACTTCCTGAATCCCTTAAATCTGAAAGCATAGGTTTTTTACATTGTCTTGCTTCTACTGCTCTTGAAAGTTGGGAGAGTGCAATTATAGGAACATTGAGTTCTCTTGCTAAGTTTTTCAAACTTCTTGAAATTTTTGAAATTTCTTCTACTCTGTTTTTTGGATTATCACCGCTTATAAGTTGCAGATAATCAACAATAATTAGACTTAAATCAGGTCTTTTATTTTTTAACTGCTTGCATTTAGCTTTTATATCCAGAACATTTATTCCGGGAGTATCACAAATAAAAACAGGACAAGAAGCCATTTCACTTAAAGCTGTTGCAAGTTTAGACCATTCATCACTATTTAACTGACCTGTTCTTAAATTTTGGGAATTAATACCCTGTTGAGAACACATCATCCTTTGGACAAGCTGCTCTTTAGGCATTTCAAGACTGAATACTGCAACAGGTTTTTTATCCTGAATTCCTACTTTTTGAGCTATATTTAAAGCTAAAGCGGTTTTACCCATTGAAGGTCTTGCAGCAAGGATTATTAAATCTGAAGGATGGAATCCTGCTGTTAAGTTATCGAGATCATAAAAGCCGCTTTCAAGCCCTACGATACAATTTTTATTTTCAAAATTCTTTTCAGCTTTGTTATAGACATCAAAACAGATTTCATCTAAGCCCTCAAGTTTACTTGTGATAGTGCCATTTATAAGATTATCAATAAGTTTTTCGGCAATATTAACGGCTTCGTCTGCTTTATCTTCTTCATAACCCAATTCAAGTAATGATTTTCCTATTTTGCTTATGTTTCTCAGAAGAGCTTTATCGGAAATTATTTTTGCGTAATATTCAATATTTGCTGAAGAAATAACAGATAGAGCCAAATCATTTATAAAAGCTCTACCACCGATAGCATTAAGTTTTTTTTGTTTTTGTAATTGATCTGAAACAGTTGTTATGTCTATAGGTTCATCTTTTTTATACAAGTCAAAAATGGCTTTATAAATAGTATTATGTGAAGATTTATAAAAACTATCAGGAGTTAATAATTCTGATACTTTGTTAATAGCATCAGCATCTACAAGTAAGGCTCCTAAAATAGTTTGTTCGGCTGTTATATCATTTGGTGGTATTCTTTCGCCCATTATTCCCATCTTCCTGCGTATTTTAAGCCTTCGTTAAATTCCTTTTCCGCTTCACTTTCTGGCTGTTGTTTGTTTTTATTTTTCGGTTCCTGATCTTCTGGGTCATTTTTTTCTTTTGCTTGAATCCCTTCAAGTTGCTGATGGATTAAAGTATCAAATTTTTCATCGGTGCATTTTCTGTAATAACTTATACGCCATTGAGAATAATCTTTATTTACAGAAAATATTTTTGTTTCTTCATCATAATTAATAACTTTTGCTTGTTTTAAGTAATCCAATTCTGTTTTTGCATTTTGTGGATAAAGCCCAATAACATCAAAATCAATGTTTCTGAGTTTTAAAGTTTGTTTTCTCTGGCAACCATAAGAAAAACGAATTATAAAAAAAACGATACTTAATTGTCTTTTAGTAAAATCCCTTTTGAGTATTTCATCAAAAAGCTCATTTGCTATTCTTAAATAACCTTTTTCTATTTGCGGAGAAGCCATTTAGTGCAATCCTCTATCTTTTAGTTCGTCTAATTCAGCACGTCTTATGTGATCTCTTAATAAATAACCCGTCAACATAGCCGTATTAAAAAGATCAGCTTTAGAAATATGAGGGCATACGTTTTCTGAAAGACCTGATGAATATTCATATATAAATCGCACTACTGCTATATCAATTTCATGAATAAGGCGATACATTTCGTAAGGATTTTCATTCAGAGATTTTATAAATTCTGTTGCTATTTTGTTTTTATTCATCTCTCAAAACCCCGTTTATTAGCGTTACTGTTTCGTTTGCTGTAAAAGAATTTATTTTGATTTTTTCTCTTATTAATTTAAGCGCTGCCACCTGATGAAAGTTATTTGTTTCAAGTTTGTTAAATGCCGGGCAACCTTTTGCTAATTTGCAATATCTTTCACTACTCATCTTTTTCCTCTTATAACTTTATTTCCTTCCAAACATAGGGATTTGGTCTTGAAGGCTTAAAACCTTGTGTTTCCCAATATTCAAGTAAACGATCTGCTAATTCTTCTTTATTTTTTATTTTTGCTCTATAAAGTGATAGATTTTCTGGAAGCATTTGAATTTTTACAGTTTTTAAATAAAGACAAATATCTTCATCCCAACGAATTCTCTCAAGAAGCTTGTCCATTAGATCATTTCAAGCTTTTTAAAAAAATCATTTAGAAAATTAACTATTTCAAAGGGGGAAAGATTTGTTTTGTCTGAAACCTGAGGGATAGTATGACCAAGAGATAAATTATTTAAAATATTTATTTCATTTACTGAAAGATTATCTTTTAAATAAATTTTAGGTTTTTCCATGTTTAATTTAAGTAATGCTTCTACTTCTTCTCTCTTTTTATCTATTGCGTAAAGAACAGCCTGAGTTCTATCATGTACTTGCAATTTTTGGAAGATGTTATTTACATGTGTTTTTACGGTTGTTTCACTGATAAATAATTGTTTAGCTACTCCGGGATAAGTTACACCTTTAGTAAGTAGATCAAGAACTTCACCTTCTCTCGGAGTAAGGTCATTCATAAGATTTTCTTCAATCATTTCCCTTAATTCTCACTTCCCTAAATATTTCAGCTACGTTAAAAAGAAGGGGAGGAATTCGGAGCAACCTCCCCCAATGGTCAGACTATGTTTTTAATTAAAGGCAAGGAACTCATTAATTAATTTTGTAAGCTCTTCCGGTCTGTCGTAAATCAAACCGACTAAAGCATCTGTATTCTGGCTGTCGATTCTATTTTTTGCTACAAATTCCTGTAATTGTTTTGTTGTTTTTAAGCCTTTATTTTTACAGAAGGTTTGAAATTCGATTCTTATTTCTGAATCTGTCATTCCGCTTTTAGCTATTTCGGATTCCTGTTCAGGTTCTTCTATTTGTTCTTCTTGAACATTGTTGGAAATGGTTGAAGAAGGTTCATTTTCATTGCTTGGGTTTTGATAATCTCTTAGAGTTGCTCCGCAAGTGTTCATGCTTGAATCTTCTTCGTCTTTCCATCCGAACATTTCTAATGTTGGAATTTGAACAGCAGGGCTATGAGATTCTGCAAAAGTTGGTCTTAATTCTGTAATAAATTCATCTTCAGGATCAACAGTATTTATGCCTTCATATTCAGAGTTGAATAAAGTTCTTAAAACTCTGTCTTCTGCTTTATACTTAATTAAATCTTGAGTGTAATTTTTCCAAGCAGGGTTTTCTTTTTTGTATTCATCAAGCCAACAAATAACAGTTATATCATCAAAACCTTTTCTTTTGCCTGTAGCCCAAGCCCCGATGATTTTACCCATATTTTTGCCTGTAATATGTTTAACAATTTTGTTGCTTGCTGCATCAAACTGGAAGTCGTCTTTTTCTCTGATTTCACAGGAATTTAACCCCCTAAATTCAGGATGACGATTAGCAATTCTTAATTTCCCATGTCTGCCAACAAATACACCGATTTGAGAACTGAAATAAATTTCTTTGTTGAAAGGGTTTAAGTTAAAATGTTTTGCTAAAGTTAAAAATGTACTTAACTGTTCATTGCTTGCGCCTTTACAGATTGAAGCTTTAATAGTTTCAATCGTTGTTGGATTTTCAAGATTCACTAAATTTGCTTGTTGTGGTTTAAAAGTTGTTAATGCCGTACTCATAGTGTTTTTTCTCCTTCTTTATAGTTTTTACTCTGAAACTTTTAGTCCAAACGGAACTTTGCCGGCAACGATAGACTGCCAATGTTTATAAACTTTTTCACTTATTAACTCACGAGGAGTATTAAGTTCTTTCTGTACTTCTTTTTGAAGCCATTCAAAACAATCTTTACTTATTGAGGTAAATTTTTCTTCATACTGCGGAAATAACAAATTTTTAAAATCTACTATTCTTGCATAAGTATCTTGATATTCTGGCATCCAGTTTTTTATAAAACCCCACATTACGCAGCCTGCTTGAAAGCCCGTAATACCTCCCTGTGGAGAGTTATTAATAGCATGTGCTACCGCAATTGAACTAGCAGAAATAGCATGACAAATTGTTCCATAATCATGTCCATAATTGTTAGTAAGCTTATTAATAAACTCTGGTAATTTTTCAACTGTCATTTTTTTAGCTTCTTCATACCACTCTTTGTGAATATTCATTTCTTCTGTAATATTTTTCTTCAATTTGTTTCTCCTTTTCTACTGTTAAATACGTTTATAAACACTCTGGAATATATTGTTTATAGTGTTGTAATAGCTGATAAACTGCTCTAACATCATTTATAGCGTTATGAGCAATTAAATTTATCCCTGCATTTTTGCAGAGAGTTTCAAGTTTAAAATTTTCAACATTGATAATGCCGCAATATGCCATAAAATTAGCAATTATCATTGTGTCCAACATGTGATATTTGAAGTAATAATATGGTTTAGCGGATTCAGCATACATTTTGAAAAAATTATCAATAAAAAATTTATCAAAATTGCATACGTTTTGACCTGCAAGTGTAAGTTTTTCTGCTTTATAGGGAACATGTTTTTTTAAAAAAGTTAAAAACTTATTAAAAACGACTTCAGGTAATTCAAAAGTTCTTAACTGTTCAATTGTTATTCCTGCGAGTTCAAGAGCTTCTTTTGATATTGTACTTGGTAATCTTCCTGCTCTTGGCTTTAATTTTTCATCAAAGGAATCAATTTCTATTCCGTTTTCTAAAATAATACAGGATAGTTGAATAATATCGTCATTTATTGGGTCAAGTCCTGTTGTTTCTACATCTAAAACTATTGTTTTCATTTTTCTATCTCCGTATTTGCCATATTCCGTTTTTGGTTTAAACCCTTAATCCTGCCTTCCGCTTATCCTGAAAGCAGGGTAAAGGTTTATTTTTATTTTGGTTCGTTTTTTAAAGAGCCATCAATTTTAGTTGAGAATCTACCAAAGCTTGTTGATTTCCAAACTATTCCGATTTCTTCTATGGTTTTAAAATTGTCAGTTTTAGTAAATCTTGTCCAAGTGCCGTCTTCATTTTGATAGATAACTTTTTCAGGAAGTCTTTTTTCAAGATCATCTCTTTCCTTATAAAGAGCTTCAGTTTTTTCTTTATTTTCTTTTAATAGTTCTACTAAATATTTCTGACCTTCATTTGTTCTTTTATCTATGTAAATTTTGCATTCACAAATATTGTCATTTCCTATGTCATTCCCATACTCGACATCTTCATCTGTTGATTTACATTCTGGAAATTGATGGACGCAAGTTTCACATAGATTTACTTTGCTGTCTTTTGATTCTTTTAATGTTTCTGTTGTCATGGTGTTTCTCCTTTTTTAATTATTTCTACTGCTTTTGTGATTTCCACGAGGGATAAAATTAAATGTGCTCTGGCTTCTGTTGGTACAGTTTTGCTTTTAGCCCATAATTCTAGATGGTTTTGTGCTTCCAGTATGTCTTCTAATGCTAATGACATTTATGTACTCCTTAAAATGGTATTTCGTCTTGTAAACCTAAACTTGCTTTAAAAATATCTCTTATGAGTTTGAATCTGTAAGTAAAGAAGAGTTCTGTTTTCCATAATTTAAGTTTAAGTTTTTGTTTTAAGGTTCTTTTTCTTGGTTTATACTCTTCTTCGTGGTTTTCAACCGGATGATTATCTCTGTAATCGTCGTAATTATCATTGTAATAATCACTTATAGCCATTTATCCGACCTCTTTAATTTCCAGATTTCTAAGAGAGGTTATAACTTGTCTTGCTTCCCTACAAATCTTTGTAGCTGCTAAGCCGTTTAACTCCACATTTATAAAGCCAATTGCCAGAATAATGTCGCCGATCTCCTTCTCTGCCTTAATGGCTTCAGCGTATTCAGTAAGTGTAGGATTTTGATTTTCGTTAAATTCTTCTACAATGGCGATTGCATTGCCTAATGCTCCTAATTTGTCAAATTTTTTCATATTTTATTCTCCTTGTAGCTTGTATTTATCGCAGTTTTTAAGCCCGTACACATTACACATTTCATATTCGGACATATCGTAAAGGGCTGCTTTATAACAAATCCAATCTTGTCCGCAAGTTCTCAAATATGCTTGTTGGTGCTCCAGAGAATTCAGTTTTTGAATTTCGTTAAAATTAGTTATAGTGCCAAAAAGCAATCCAAACAGAAGCAAGAACATCATAAAATCTTTCAATTTACTCACCTCCGCTTAATTGTCCATAGCATTCAGGTGCTGAATACATAGGACATTTTTGTATATGATTGTCATTAGCCATTTTTAAACCTGTACAGCCTATACAAATTGCTATGATTCCGATAATTAAAAAGGTTTTTTTCATGTGCATTTCCCCGATTTTTGTATGCAACAATTAACCTGATTGCCAGATTTAATTGTTTTGTGGTAGTTTTTTAGTATTGATAAATTTCAGTTCTCTGAAGTTTGTTGATTTTGTAAATTTTTGAGAGCTTCGGCTCTCTTTTTTTGTTCAACAGTCTTATATAACAATATTTATAAGACTTTAAATTGATTGATAATTTGTTTATAAATTATAGAGGATGATTTATTAAATATTCCTGAAGAGCTTGAATAACCAATTCAGCAACAGTTTTTCTTTTTTCATCTATAGCCCTGTGTTGAATTGCAATTTTCAAGTCTTCAGGTATCTTTAAATATAGTGCTTCCATTGAAGTCTCCTTTTTGGTTTAATATGTTTATATCGAACTTGATATTATATTAAACCATTTGATATTTTATGTCAAGTCTTTTATTAAGAAATATCAATAAAATATCAAAAAATGTCAATTAACTTTTTAATAATAGGTAATATTATGATTACACCTGAACAATTAACAAAAATAAGACTTGAAAATTATTGCAGCCAGGAAGAAATGGCTATTGATTTAAGTATTACTCCTGAATATCTTTCAAGGATGGAAAACGGAAAACATCCAATTCCAGATAAATTTATTAAAAAGTTAAAAGGAAAAGGGTTATTGAAAGATGAACAGGAAAAAGAAATCAGCCCACAGTTTAAAAAAGTATTAGATATATTAAAACTAAAACCAGATTTATTTTATGATATAGCTGAAATTATCCAAGCAGAGCCAGAGCTTTTAAGTTATGCAATAAAAGCAATTAATGGAAATATGAAAGCTCTTGACATGTTTAATCTTTTGATAAAAGAAATGTATAAAGATAAATAAAAAGGGTTTAAAATTTTTTCATTTGGATATATAATATAAAAAAGGGCGATAGGAACATCTCGCCTAAAGACATTCCTATCATTTAAGCCCCTATTTGATAAACAGAGCGACAATTTTTAAAAATAGCCTAAGAAGTTCGAGGGCTATTTTTATTATGTCAAACCATTTATCTGGCGACATATCACACATCGTGTGAATCCTCCTTGCGGAACTGCGTCGAATCTGAATTACTCCGCATAATAATTCAGGCAGTAAAAGTTTATAATTTTTCTTTCAGGAGGTGGGGCTTAAATTCCCTTTAGTATTTAATTTTCATGAAATATATTATCATAAATAATGTCAATTAAAATATCTAAGATCATCTTTTCAATTTCTTTGGTTGTTTCTTTTTCATTTTTTTGCACGTCAATTTTTCCGCTATCCGTAATTACAGACACGATTACACCTCACTTAATAGCCTAATTCCATTGTTATAATAGAGAAAATTAAAACCATTTTCCCTAAAAGCCTTTATAATTCATGAAAAAGAGTAACAAAACATAAATCTATCTGCAAGGTTTTATTCAAATTAATTTATAAAATTTGTGTATAATATTGTTTACGATTCATGTATAATAAGTGTTTATAACTTATTTAACACTTTGTAATAAAAATTAAACTTGCATCACTTTTAATAAAGCTTTTTTAAACTTGTTAAACCCAAATAATTGGGTCGATAATAAATTTTTTACCGCTAAAATAGCCGTTATGAGAAACATTAAAAAAATCATCGGCAAGCGGATTGCGAAGGAAAGATTAAATCAAGAAATTAGCCAAGAAAAACTTGCTGAACTTGCTGACCTTTCAAAAAATTTAATAGGAATGATTGAACGAGGCGAAACAAGCGTTTCCGTAGAAAATACATACAAAATTGCTTTAGCTTTAAATTTAACCCTTGAAACTTTATTTAAAAAACTATAATTTTGCAAACTTATTTCTTTTATATTAAATTTAACTTACTCTTTTAATACAAAGATTATTTACAATAAGTCGTGTAGTTTATCAGACTGGAAAAAGAATATAAATCAAAGAAAGAGTAAAAATGCCTACAGTTGCTATTATTATAATTATTTTATTTTTGGTTTCATATAATAATATGCAAAAAGAAATAACAAATTTAAAAATAGATAATGTTGCTGATTCACCAATAGAAGCTCAATATATAAAACAGGCTATTCAAGAAGATCGTATTGTTACTGATGATTATTAATTAATGAAAGGACAAAAAACAATGAAAAAACTGTTTATTTTACTGGCTTTTTTGTCGACTCCGGCATTCGCTCAATACTATAATCCTCAACCAATGCCAATTTATCAAAATAATTATAAATCTGTTTATACTCCACCTATGATAAATTATAATCAACAGATGCAGCAAATACAGCAGCAACAGCAACAGGGAATGTTGATTAATACTTTACAAAGACAACAATTTCAACAACAAATGCAAAGTAATCAAATTCAACCTATGAAAATTTGGAATCAACCTAAAAATTATTAAAATCAGAAAAAAAGAAGCCCCTGATTAATTTCAGGGGCTTCTTTTTTTTGGTTATTCTTAATTATATTCTTTTAATCCTAACTCTGCTAAGATGCAATAACAAGGGCACTTAGTGCAGCTTCTGCAATTTAAAGGCTCTTTTTCTATACAAAGTTTTTCCTGTTCTTTTAATCCAATTTCTGCAAATTCCTGTATTTTCTTTATTTTATCTATTAGAATCATTCTTTTATCTCCTTTTTATCATATTCTTCAGAACATTTTTTTAAATATTCTTTTTTTTCTGGTGTACATCTTTCAAAATATTTTTCTGTTTTAGCTGTTCTAATTCCGGGGGGACGACCTGAGCCGTCCCTTTTACCGCCTCTAGTCAATTTATTCTCCTTTAACTATTTTTTGAGCTAAATATAAAGCGTGATTACTTCTCATTCTTTGCCAAGCTTTATTATATCTCGACCATTTAAAACCGTTTGATTTTAGTTGATTTCTAATTTCTTCCGAAGGAATTCCGGGAAAAAATATTTGAACTCTGTTTTCTTCAACATTATCAAGAATTTTAATATCATTTATTTCAATTTCTGAGGTTTTATCATTAGATTTTTTTTGAAGTTCTTCAAGTCTTTGCTTCATTCTTCTGATGTTTGCATTATTATTACTTAATTCGTAGCTTTCAAATGGAACTGTAATCCAAGAATAACGAGGTTTCCAAGTTTTTAATAATTCTTGTTCTTTTTCTGTAAAGTCAACAAAATTAAATTTTTCAGGATTTTTAATATATTTTTTATAAGCTGCATTTATTTTTTTCATATATTCTTGAAGCTTTTCAGCTTTTTCTATTTTCTCTTTGAGTTTTACAACCGCTTCTGGATCATCGGAACTAATTGAATTATTGTTTTCTGCTGCTTTTGCTTTTTGCTCATAATATTTTGCTTTTCCTAATACTTCAAAAGATTTTTTAAATTTTCTTTCAATTTTTCCTCTGTATGCTCTGTCGCTTTTTTCTGAGTGATGACCGATTAAAATGGGCTGTCCAAATGGAATCACTGAAGCCATTTTATGAGCTGCTTCATGAATATTTGAACTTAATTCTCTGTTTTTTTCTGCTAATTCTTGATAACGTTCAATTCTGTTCTGTTTTCTTTCTTGATAATTCATGTTAAAATCCTTTCGTCTTGTCTACTTTGGTCGGTGGGTAAGATAGAGAGGGCTTTAATAGGCCCTCTTGTTATGCGTATGCTCCTTGATTAAGAATTTCTGCGCATTTTCCTGTATTTAAATTTGTAAGTTTATGATCTTCAACATTAAAAATAATTATAGGTTTTTTCTCAACGCTATTAATAGCATCAATTAAATATTGTCTGTCAAATCCAAAATAAGAAGCTTTTAAACAATCTCCTGTATTTTCTTTAAACATTTCTGTATCAGGTTTTTCAAAACCTTCCCATATTACAAAACTTTTGCAAGGAAGAAATCTTAATCCTCTTTTATTTCTTTGTCTTGGTTTTTTAAACCAAAGAATTAAACTTTCTTTGTACTGAGCATAAGGTTTAACCTCTCCGCCACAGAAAGTAAAATTAAAACCAGACGGAAAACCAAAGTCATTAATTAAAGCAATTGTGTATTGCTTTCCTTCTTCTAATTTGTTTAAAACTTCTTTCATTTTTTTGTTTCTCCTTTTTGCTATTTACTATAAACTTTCCCACAACTGGAATAATATTCAATATACATTGTTTTAGATTTTCTGCAATCATTTAATCAAAAATAATATAAATATATTACAAAATTGTTACAATAATTTCTACTTCAAACAAATGATTATTAAAGTTCTTAAAACAAGAAATAATTTTATGTTTTAAAAAACAATATTTCTTAAAACAAGAACATAAAAGTTCTTAAAATAAGAACAAATTTTTAAAAAAAGTTCTTAAAACAAGAACATGGACATTCTTAAAATAAGAACTTTTCAATTGACACAATCCAGTAAAATCAAGGGTTTTGGCAGTGTCTAAAAACAGTATTAAAAACATATTTAAAAACAGTATTAAAAGAGTTTTTTTATTTTTTATTTTTTTCTTCAAATTTGAAATATCATCCAAAAAGCAATCTTGAAAATAAATTAAAATCTGATACAGTGATTTAATAGAAGTTTTTTCGTACTATAAAAAATTACAAAATCAACAAGGTCAATAAAAATGTAAGTTTTCAAAAAGTATCAATTACAAATCAATTTAGTATCAAATCAGTGGTTTCCGAATACTCGTGAAGTAATCGAATTTACAAAATCAACAAAACAATGCTTGCTTAGTGGTTTTCAGCACCAGAACGAACCTAAGATTGGCGTCTTAGATTAGCCGTTCCAAGTAGAGAGGGGAATAACTATTGTCAAAAATAAGGTCATTCAGACTTTCGCCTGCTTCAGAGGTTTTAAATTGTTTATCAGAAGCACAAAGACTTAATTTATACGGAAACAATATTTTTTTGATTGTTGAATTTTATTGGCTGAACAAAAAAATACAAAGAAAAGGTTTACTGGTTGTTTTGGATATGTTTAACAATCCAATCCCGAACAGAGTAAACAAAATAATAAAAGTTTTAAAAAAATACGCTAAGAAAGTTAAATGTTTACCTGAGCCGCTTGAATTTGCAAACTTCACTTTTTCAACTTGGAATTATGGGGACCGGATGAAAATGAGGATTGCAGGAAAGATAAGAACTTTAGAAGTTTCAAAATATTTTGATATCGGAAGAGTTCAAAGAATTGAAAGATGTTTTATTAATTAATTTTGTTTCTCCCTGTTTGTCATTTTTAGCCAAAAAGGGAAGGTTTATTTTTTGTTTTCCTTCCCTTTTTTCTTTATTTTTGGCTGTTTTTGGGGATATAAACACAAACGAGAATGAATTAAAACTTCTTAAAACGGCTTATATAAGCTGTTATTTTATTTAAGTAATGAAATATAAAGCTGATTAATGTAAATTAGATGAAAATGAAAGGATAAAAATATTATGTTACAAGGATTAGCAGCAAATACAAGCCAATTAAATGCTTATAGACCGGGTGAAATTGATAATCTTTTTAATATATTTCACGAGCTTATTAGATTAAAACAAAGCAATTTGGTTGATGCAACTAAATACAATCAAGCAGTTGAGGAGTATGCACAGGCTGTAAAAGACTTTTTATCTATCAAAGATTAAATTAATTAAAGATATAAATATTTAAAAAGCTCTCATCTTTTCGAGGAGGGCTTTTATAAGTATTTACAAGGTTGTTAATGTTTTTTAGTTGTTTAATGTTAGGTTTTTATTGCTATGTCAAAGAATACACCATCAAAATGGACTAAATCCAAAACAAAAAACTATTATATTGCTAATGAAATTTCTTTACGCAACTTAGCTGTTGAAGCAAATATTCCTTATCCTACGCTTAGAGAATGGTGTAAGAAGGAAAAATGGGTTGATTTAAGAAAGAAAAAAAACATTAAAGCAATATCAAAAGTAATTGAAAAGGCTTCAGATAAAGAAGCTCAAGAGATTCTTGATTATCTGGAAACAAACAAAGATTTACACAGAGAAATTAAAAAATTAATTAAAAATTCAAAAGATGCAAAAGATTTAAGGTCCTTAGCAGCAGCATTAAAAGATTCTCACATTATCCATAGACTTGAACAGGGGCAATCTACAGAAAATATTGTGGAAGAAAACACAAATACTAACTTGAATGTTTCTATTGAAGATAAAGAAACTTACGATAAATGGACAAGTTTGTTAAATCGCCATGGAAAATAAAGAATTTAAAACAATTCCATATTTGGATGATTCAGAATTACAAGCAATTCAAGAACAAAATTTAAAAGACAGAATTGAATTACTTGAATTATGTTCTAAAAATCCAGAGTTTCAGGCGCAAATAGTTCAAAAATGCAAAGAAGATGTTTTATTCTGGATAAAATACTTCTGTTGTACTTTTGATCCAAGACCTGAAGCTGGTAAAAAGCACTTACCTTTTATCCCTTATGAATTTCAAGACATTTCAATACTTGAAGTTAAAGACAAAATATTAAAAGGTGAAGATCTTTTAATTGAAAAGTCAAGAGATATGGGTGCAACTTGGTTTATATTATATATATTCCAATGGTTATGGCAATTTCACGATGGTTATAGTTTCCATTTAGGAAGTAAAAAAGAAGATAATGTTGATAAAATAGGCGATATATCAACATTATTTGAAAAGTTAAGATATAACATAAATCGACAACCAGCTTGGTTATTACCAAAATACTTTCTTCCTGAAAAAAACACTTCTTTCCTGAAAATAATTAATCCCTCAAATAGTAATGCTATCACTGGGGAAAGTTCAAACGCTAACTTTGCAAGATCAGGAAGATATTCAGCAATATTATTTGATGAATTTGCACATTGGGAACAAGCTTATCCGGCATGGGCTGCTGCAAGTGAATCAACAAGATGCAGAATTGCTTTATCAACACCTTACGGAAAAGGAAACAAATTCGCTTCATTACGTTGGAATTCTATTATTAAGGTTTTAACTTTATATTGGTACTATCACCCACGCAAAACAAAGAATTTAACGCAACTTGAAGATGGAAGTTATACTTCAGACTGGTATGAATACGAAAAAACAAGAAATACTAAGTCTGAAATGGCAAAAGAAATTGATATTGATTATCAATCTTCTAAAGAAGGCGCAGTATATTTATGGAATAGTAAAATAAATGTTGTAAAAGGTTTATTACAACAGATTCTTAATAATCCAAATTATAAAGATATTCCAATAACAAGAGTTTGGGATTTTGGATTACATCCGGCAGTTATATTCATTATGTCTACACCATTCGGAATGAGAGTATTAAGGGAGCTTATCCCGCTTGATAGAACCACACTAAGCAGATTTATTCCTTCTGTTTTATTTACAACAAATCAATACTTTTCAGGAAGAACTATCAAGGACCGTTGCGATGTTGCAGGTAGACAGACTTCTGCTCAAACTGGAAAAACTTCAATAGAAATACTTAATGCTGAAAATATATATCCTGAAAGTGAAATGGTTCCTATTGAAGACGGTATTTTGGTAGTGCAATCACTGATAGATAAGCCTGACGGTATGCTTGTAGATTCTGAATGCAAGATTACTATTGAAGCTTTTGAAGGTGGTTATTACAGACCAGAAGATCAGACCGGACAAGGTAAAGAAATGTCACCTGTTCAAGTACATCCATACGAGGAACCAATGGATTGTATAAGATATGAAGCTTATAAGAATTATAAACCTCAAAATCCTAACTATGAAAAGAATAAACAAAAATCAATACAGCAAGCCTTAAACACTTATGAAGAATACGAAATTTAAGGATAAATAAATGATTAATCAACCAAATCAAAATTACGACAATTTCATAGATATTCAGATTCAAGGCGAATCTGGACTTCCACAAATGGATGATACCCTTGAAAGAGGTATCATTAAACTTGCTCAAGATGTTCAAAACAAACATGCTGAAGCTCTTAAAGATTGTAATGGTTTAAATCTTTCTGAAAAAATGGAAGAAGTTGAAAGAGCAGACAGGCTTGAACATTGTGCTGCAATTAAAAATAAACCTAAATATCGTTCTAAAATATTTCTTGGATGGACTAATCAGGCGCATCTTTCCACTGTTGTATTTATGTATGCAATGATGATGAGCGGTCAATGGAAATCTTTGACAGGTAATACACCTGAAGATAAGAAAAACGCTGAATATATGTCCAAGGTAATTAATTATAAATTTGATACAGATTATCATTTCAGGAAAGTTTTAATACAAACATTAGTACAGTTTGTAAAACGTGGAATGACTTGTTGTAAAGGATTCTGGCAGGTTATTAAATCTTATGTTTATAATTATGATCCTATTGAAGATGCAGCCGGAAACATAACAGGTTTTCAGGCTAAAAAGGGCATAGTAAACAGATTTAACGATGTTCAACTTGAATATGTTGATATTAAGAAATTCTCTTTCTATCCTATTGATGGCAGATTTTCAGATGCTATAAAAGTTCAGGAATGTAAAGAAAAAAAATATACTGAACTTAAACACAATTATGAACAATTCCCAAATAGATATGTTCCCGGAAGTATTGATAAACTTCAGCAAGGAAATTCTGGAACAAAGAATAATCTTGAAGAAAAAGGCATCAAGATAACTGAAGTATGGATTCCACTTGCATATATTGAAGGAAAAGAGCTTGCTAATGTTGTTTGTGTAATTGCAAATAATAAAACAGTTATTGAATACAAGCCATATCCTTATGATTATGGTATTGAACCTTATATGTATTCTGTTTTTGAAACTATTGAAGGCTCTTTGTTCGGCAAAGGGCTTTGCTTTAGCTCAACAACTATTCAGTCAGCAGCTAACACATATATTAATTTAATCTTTGATATTCTAAAAGTTGCTGCAAATCCTATGTCTATAGTTCCTCAATCTATGGCAGATGTTCCGATAGTCAGTAGACCAGCCGGAAAGATTCCATGGCCGGATGAATTATTAAAATTAGGACTTGGACCTAAACCATTTATGCAGGATGCTTCAAAGATTCCTGCATTGATGCAGTCTTTACAGCTTTTAAAATCAGAGTTTGAAGCTTCAACGGTTCCTGATTTTATTCGTGGAGTCAGACCACAAAAAGATGAAACAGCAACAAGAGATGTTCTTGTTCAGCAAGGCGGTGAAAATAAACTTAATAACGCTGCTGATAATTTCAACGAAGAAATTTTAAAAATGCTGATTCAGCTTATATATATTCTTTACAAACAACGATCTGAAATTGATCCTGAAGTTAAAATAAAAATGGCAAAGATTTGTCTTGACCATACAAAAATGGTTACTATGCCTAAGTTTGATGATTTAACAATGGAACCTGAAATTAATCCTGAAACTGGAATGCCAGTTATGGAAGAGGTTCAAGTTGAAAAGTCAGATGAAGAATTGCTTGATGAGTTCGGGAAAATTCTTCCACTTGAAAGAGTTGATGTAAAAGTTTCTGGTTATAATACCAATATCAAGAAACAACAAAAACTTCAAAATTATAAAGTCTTTATGGATATGCTTAAAAACTTTGCAGATGAAGGAGATTTAAGGCATATAAACCATAAAAATATTATTGATGAAATTATGCTTATGCTCGACATTGATCCTGCTGATGCTTGGTATTCTGAAGATGAAGCTGTAAACAACGCAATGAAAAACATTGTGGAAAGTTTACAGCTTGAAGTGTTTAAGGTTATTACTCAACAAAAAATAATGATGGAAAACGGTATTCCTCCGCAAGTTCCACCAAATAATAATACTCAACCTGAAGGTGCCGTTAATGTTCAACAATAGATATTTAGAGAATATTATTGAAAAAGTTAAGTCTATAGCTACAAAAGATTCTCTTTTGACTGTAGATAAAGTTCTTGCAAATGCTCCTGAAACAATAACAGGACATGTTTTCGATGAACACGAGCAGATTTTAATAAGAAAGGATTATGAACAAGCCTTTTCTGTTTATTTAAAAAGTGAATTCGAGAATGATTTTATTGTTTTGCAAGAATTAATTAACCATCCCGGATGGGCTTTATTTATTAATCTGGTTAATTCTCAGAATCCACCTGAAAAGAAATTCGATTCTTTGCTTCAGGAAATGGCTTTTAATCAATATAGACGTGAAATTTTACAGGAATTTATAAATATACCTAAGAAAATAGTTGATTATTACAGTGAAATTCAGAAGAAATAGGAGTTGTGAATGTCAGAAAAGACTAAAGATCAAGTATTAAAAGAAATAAATCAAGGTTATGAAGCATTAATTAAGGAAATTCCTGAGACTAATGTTGAAGAACTTAAAATGTTTTTATCCGTTCTTCCTGATGTAACCAATATGTTAGATAAATTGAAAGAAATTATCGAACAAGAATTAGTTAAAAGATAACAAGTAAATTATTTAAAAGGAGTTGAAAATGTCTACACAAGTATCCACTACTGTTAATGCAAACATCCCAAGTTCACCAAGCTCACCAGTTGCGAATGTTCCATCTCAAGGTTCACAACAAGCCGCTCCGGCTCAATCACAAAGTCAAGGACAACAACAAACCCCACAGGTTAATTTTGATAATCCTGTAGAAGTTGGAAATTTATTTTCAAACCTTCTTCCTCAAGGACAAAATCAACAGCAGGGACAGGACCAACAAGGACAAGTTCAAGGTCAGCAAAATCAACAGCAACAAGAAGGACAACAGCAACAACAACAGGAAACACCTTTAACTGAAGAACAAATTAACCAGTTATTACAGAATGATCCTTTGCTTGCTCAGGTTTCATATTTACAAAAAGAATTGGGTTATACTCAAGAAGAAGCTTATAATCAGGTTTACGGAACTCAACAGCAGGATGTTCAGCCACAAGAACAGGATGTTCAACAGCAAAATGATCCTTATGTTCATTTAATGCAGAATCCTGTTGAAGTACAGAATATCAGAAGACTTGCTTCTGCTCCTCAACCTGAAGATGTTCACAAATTCTTTCAAGCTTCTTTAGGTGTTGAAATTCCAGTAATTTTAGATGCTGAAGGAAAACCAGACGAAAGAATAAACAATTTCATTAATGGTATTGCTACGCTGGCAACTCAATTAACCTACAAACATCATGACAGAGAATTAACAGACAGAGTAAATACTGTTTCTAAAAAACAAGAACAATGGACTTCTTTTCAGTCCAAACTTGATAATAAATTTTATACAGATTTCCCGGAATTAAAATCTGAAGATATAGCTTCAAAACAATTAAGAGCGCATTTTTCAAGAAGTATGCAGGGTAAGCTTTCAAGATTAGGGGCACAGGCTCAAAAGAATCCTGAAATACTAGAAAGAGCTTTTAACGCTACTTTAAAAGAATATAAATCTTTATATCCACACTTACGCAATCGTTTAGGATTGCAAGCTGTTAATGTTCAACAACAAGCTGCTCCGGGTGTTGTTCCTAATCCTCAGCAGTCCCTTCAGAATTTCCAACGTCAACAAATGGAAAATCCGAATCAATCCCAAGGAAACGCTGGTAATGTTGCTTTAAGTCTTAACAATCTCGACAATCCGCAAGAAGTTGGCAATGTAATGTTTAATTTATTAAACAAAAAATAATTTAAAAATTTAGTTAAGTTTATTAGTTTTCCTCTTGAGTTCTTCAAGGGGATTTTGAGTATTTAAAGAAAGAGGTAACAATATGTCATATTATGGACAAACAACAGCCAATTCCAGCTTAATGGTTCAATCCATTGAACAGTTAGTTTATATGCTTGCAAATCATAACAGACCATTTCTTGCAAGATATATGAATGCTGAAGGACCTTCAGGAACAAAAGCAGATCCAGCAGTTAAAAACGTAAAACACGAATGGAACGAAAAGAAACTTAAAAGCAATCGTGATAATGTTTTAACCGCTATTGATAACAGCGCAACAACTCTTTACACTTCAAACCAGTATGCAAGATATATTGACGGACAATCTATTATTCAGGTTGACGATGAATATATGACAGTAACTACAGCAGTTTGGGGTAGTTCTAAATGGACTTTAACTGTAGTGAGAGGATTTGACACTTCTTCAGGAGGTGCTCACTCTGTTGGTGCTCAGATTAATATTATTAATCCGGGAACTGAAGGCGCAGATGCAACACGTTCCGATGCTGATTTTGGGGTACAGGGTTATAACTATACCCAAATATTCCAAAGAGAATTGGCACTTTCTGGTACAGCTCAAGCAGTAACAACGTACGGAAACGAGCTTAAGCTTGAAACACATGCTGCTGAACTGTTCCCTGAGATGCTTCAGGAATTGGAAAATGCTCTTGTTTCTGGTATTCGTTACCAATCAGGCGCAAAAAGAATAATGGGCGGAATGTATTATTTCTGTTCAAACGGTGGGGTAAATCAAGATTCTAAAGGAAATCAACTTGATTTGAGAACTATCGACAATGATATTGCTCAACTTGTTAGAAATGGTGTTGATCCTACAAAACTTGATTTTGCTTGTGGTACAGCAGTTAGACAAAGCATTTCTGATTTGAAAGCTTTTAAAACTCAAGACCCAAGTTCACAAAAAGGTATTGATTATAATGCCGATTTTATTGTAACTCCACAGGGTTACAGGCTTGAAATCCCCCCTACAGCAGCAGTGTTTAATCCTAATGAATATTTTATCTATCCAAAAGATTCAATTAAGGTTAAACATTTAAGACCGTTAGCAACTAAAGATTTGGGTGCTACTGGCGATGCTGATAAAAAACTGTTAGTGATGGAATCAACTGCTGAATTCCCCGGCTGGGCTCTTGGTGCGGCATTAAGAAGAAAAAATATCGGATAATATATATACCGATCATATTTTATTGAAGAATCAGGAGGGTTTAAAGCTCTCCTGATTTAATGATTTTAAGTTGATTAATGTTATAAATTTGTACTTTAAATTTAAATAAGGAGATAAAAATGGGTTACAATTCAAGCGTTCACGATTATATGCTTTATCGTGCAGCATTTACTAAAACAGCCGATGGTATGTTAAGTTTTACTGGCAGCAGTATTGATGCAAATGGTTCACCAAATATTCCGCTTTTTAAAGATATGCCTGACTGGAAACATATCATTATGGAATTAAACATTACTGATATTGATCCGGCTGTATTAACAACTGGTGTTGCTTTTAAAGCTGTTACAGGAGTTGATCCTACAGCAGATTTAACAACATCTTCAACTGCTGCTGTCAAGGGCGATGGCTCAACTGCTTTTGCTTCAGCAAATATTACTGCTGCTGGAAAAGCTCTTATTTCAATGTCAAGAGAAGGCGCAAGCTCAGCAGTATCAAACATTGCTTCAGTCCTTGGTGTTTGGGCTGATTTAACCTCAGCTACAAATGTTGTCGGTGAAGCAATTATTCTGGTTACAAGATAAATGAAATTTAACTTACAGGAAGTAAAAGGCAGGAATAAAATCATTCTGCTTTCCGGATCAGGTAGGTCTATAAAATTGATTCCTGAAAAACTTTTTACTTCCTGTTTTGTTATTTCTCTTTGTCAAACTTTTCAACTTATTCCAAAAACTGATTTATGTTTTATTTCTGACCATAAAAATTTAAATGGTTATCCTGAAAACACATTAACAAAATATGATTTTAACCAAGCATATCAATTTGATATTTCAAAGGATTTAGACAAAATAACATCCAGTTCAACATCGGCATTCAGGGGCTTGGATTTAGCTTACAAGCTGAATCCACAAATTATTTTAATAGCAGGCATAGATTTTTCAGGGCAAACAAACGGCATAAATTACGATGATGAACAGATACAAGGTTTATTAAACAACGAAGCTGAAAAAATGTCCGTTGCTATTGAAAAAATAAGAAGCGAAGGTATTAAAGTCTTTAACATTAGTCCGTATTCAAAACTTAAACAAGATTTAACGATAGAGGAATTTTATGACACTTTTATCAATGGCTCAAACCGTTGCATTACAGACAGATGAAGAATTACCATTATCAACAGTCGAAGGATTGACACAAGGAAGCACTACAGATTGGGTTATTCGTATTGTTAATGCAATAAATGAAGGTTATAAAAAAGTTTTCAAAAGAGCATATAGCAATGAACTGGCTGAAGTATCAGGCAGTTTTAGTGTTTCTGCTTCACCTTTTGATGTTTCTTCTTATAATTTACTTAGAATCATTGAGCTTGATGTAGCAGGTTATAAGCCTATTACAATAATGAATTGGCAAGAATTCAAGCAAAGTTATTACAATCAACCAAATACACCGCAGCCTTATGGTTATCCAAATGTTGCTGCATTATGGGGTGGAAAGATTTATTTCGATGTTATTCCTTACCCATCTGCTCCTTATACATTAAATTATTCTGCTCACGCTGGTTTTGTTCCGCTTGCTCTGAATGTTTCTGTTCCCCTTGTAGATGAAGATATATTAATTAATTACGCTCTTTATAAGGTACATTCTTACAACTTCGATCCAAGGGCATCAATGGCTTTTGCTGATTATCAAAGTTGTCTTGATAGTTATTTAAGTTCTTTAAAATCCCATTTGTCTATTTGTTCTCAAATAATGCCTGAGGATGCTTATTATGAGTAATTCTGTTCAAAGAAATACAACTATAATAGAAGATTTCAGGGGTATGTATCAATATCAAACCCTTGCTAATCCTAAGAATTTTAAATTTGCTGAAACTGGTCAGAATTTCAGAATAAATAAAGGTGCTGTTGAAAGAATAAATTCTCCAAAAAAATATACAGTTGTTGGAACTCCTCCGGCATCTGATATTATTGGTGATTTTAAATGCAAATTAAACGGAACTTCTTATAGATTAATAGGAATAGGAACAAATTTATATAATTTTGATGGAACAAATTTAAATACTATTTACACAAGTCTGGATGCTACAAAGCTTCTGGATTTTTGCATTTATAACAATTTAATTATAATTTGTCAGGATGGCAAAAAAGTTTTACAGTATGACGGAATAACTTGTCAACAAGTTTCTTTTACTGATCCTGGTAGCATCTGGCTTGATGCTCGTCCTTTATGTGCAAAAGTTCACGCTAACAGGCTTTATTACTTTGATAAATATAATAAATGCTATACTCCTGCTCCCGGAACTCATAACGATTTTGATAATACAAATGGAACTGTTGACGGTTTTGTTATAGCTTCAGGGATGGGAGATCAACTTGTCGGTGCGCTTCCTTACATCGGTGAATTACTTATAATATACTTTGAAAATTCTGTATATAAATTAAAAGGTTCTCAACCATATTCAAACACAGCCGCCGATCCTCATATAGTTCAACTTATTTCTAATGAAATTGGTTGCATAGCAAAAAATACAATTCTTGAAGTTGGCACAGATCATCACTGGATTTCAAAAAATGGACCTGTTACCTTACAAGCTGTTACTGCATATGGAGATGTTCATGCTTCCGAACTTGGTTATGGAATTCAGGATGATATAAAGTTATTTTTAACAAATGCTTATGCCTCAAAAACTTTTTCTTTTTACGAAAAAACAACAGGCAAGGTTTATTTTCATTTCAGAAATATTGATGGATCAACGGTAAGATACGGTTATGATGTATCAAGAGTAAATTCAATGTTAATGGGTAAAGGTGTTATAGACTTTGAAAAGGCTGTCTTTGCTACTACATATACTTTAGGTGCATATATAGATAATACCATCTGGTACGGTGATAATGCCGGGAATATTTACAATGTCATAGATGCAAATTATACCGATAGCGGTTTTATTTATGAAACACATTTTTTTACTTCAAAAGCCGCTATGCAATCAAATAAAATCTGGAAAGATTTATTTTTATTAGTGGAATCAGATACAACTTTAACGGATTTAATTATTGAATGGGCTCATATTAAAAGAGGTAGCCAGTTAGACACCTATAAAACGGAACACCGTTCTTTGCCTGTAAGTGCTGTCTGGAATCAAATAATCTGGAATCAGTTTATCTGGAATCAAAAGTCAGTTCAAATAATTCGTATTCATAATTGTGGGAAATCTGAAGCAATAAAATTAAGAATCAGAGCTTTGAATTCCGGTGAACATTTAAGAATAAAAAGGCTTGAACTTGGTTCAGTAATAATTGGAAATGCAAAAGGATAGTTGAGAATGAGAATTGAAACACTTGATTTAACAAAAGAAGAACACTACAAAGAAGCTGAAAAACTTTATCTGATGAATGAAAAATGGCTTAAAGATGATTACACTCCTGATTTCAAAACTTTAGCAGGAATCATTCAAGCTAATTTAGAGTATAACGGCAAAGGTGTTATTTGTTATGTGAACGGTGAATTATATGGAATTCTTTTTGCCCGGATAGATAGGTTTAATATTGCCGATATTCACGCTTTAACTAATCAAAGTCATCATTTCTTTATTTCTCAGAAATTTTTAAGGGCTTTTGTAGAATATTTATTTGAGTTTGAAGGTGTTAATAAAATCAAGGCAGAGGTTATTATAAACAATTCTAACTCTGAAATAGCTTGCAGATATGCAGGTTTCACAAAAGAAGGTCTTTTAAGAAACGAAAGAAAAATAAACAGCAGATTTCACAATGTTCTTTTACTTGCTATTACCAGAAAAGATTATGATTTCCAGTGTAATAAATTTCCTAATAGAGATAGAAAATTTTATAAAGATATAAAAAAAGAATTAAGAAGTAATTTATTAGAAATTATAAGGAAAATAAAAAATGGGCGGATCTAAAGCACCTGATTATACAGCGGCTCCTGCTGTAGAAAAAGCAAAAATCCCTGAGCCAAACGATCAAGAAAAGCAAATTAAAGATAGCGCATATGCGTTGCAAAATACTGCTTTTCAGGGAGCTAATAATATTCTTCCAACTTCAGCATATGATATTCAGAAATATGCTCAAGCTCTTTATGAACCTCAGAATCAGGTTTTAACTGATACTTACGATAAAGCTATGGGCGATAATATCAACAATGCAAGCTCAATGGGAACACGAGGAAGTGTTGGCTTTAATAATTATGCTAACAATGTTCTTACTAAAAATCTTGCAAACAGTCAGGCACAGGCAATGGATAATGCGCAGATTAGTGCTTATAACTTGCCTGATATTTTAATGCAGCCTTATATGAATGCTTCCAATATGTCAGATTCAACGCTTGGAAATCTTTCTAATAGACTTAATACTCAATTTGGTTGGGATTCTACCAATGCTCAGATGGCTAATAACTATAATCTTTCTACCAATCAGAACCTTAATGCGTTTAATCTTGATGTTTATAAAACACAAGTAGCTCAACAGGCAGCCCAACAACAACAACAGCAGCAGCAAGCGGCTCAAGCAGCTCA